GAAGAAGAAAAGCACAGTAAATAAAGCAGGTAACTATACTAAACCTGGTATGAGAAAAAGAATGTTTAATTCTATAATGGCTAGTTCTAAAGGTGGAAGACCTGGACAATGGTCAGCTAGAAAGGCACAGATGTTGGCTAAGAAATATAAAGCAGCAGGTGGAGGTTACAAGTAATGTTAAATTTTATTAAAAAAATTCTAGGTATAAATACATTAGAGTATAAAATTAGATTACTTGAAAGAAAAAACTATTGGAGAGAAAAGTATAAACATGGTTAAGAAAATTAAAAAAGTTGCTAAAGCATTAAAAAAAGCATCTGCTTTACATAAAAGACAAAGTAAAGTTATTGAAAAACATATTAAAGAAATGAAATCTTATGGCAAAAAAAAGAGAGCCTAAGAAAGGAACAGGAAAACACCCAGGAAAGAAACATGGTAGGAGACTCTATACAGACGAAAACCCTCGTGACACTGTTGGAATCAAGTTCGCAACGGCAGAAGATGCGAGAAAAACAGTGGCGAAAGTTAAAAAGATATCTAAGCCGTTTGCTAGAAAAATTCAAATTCTAACTGTTGGAGAACAAAGAGCAAAAGTTATGGGTAAATCGCAGGTAGCATCTATATTTAAAAAAGGTAAAGAAGCTATAAGAAAAAGGAGAAAAGTATAATGGCACTTGCAAAAAGTCAAAGAAGTTTAAAAGCATGGGGAAAGCAAAAATGGCGTACAAAATCTGGAAAAAAATCGAGCACTACTGGAGAAAGGTATTTGCCTTCTGCTGCAATAAAGAATTTGTCTGCTGCGGAATATGCTGCAACAACGAAAGCAAAGAGACAGGGGACAAAGAAGGGTAAACAACACGTAAAGCAACCGAAAGGGATTGCAAAAAAAACAGCTAAATATAGGAGATATAGCTAATGATGTACGGAAAAATGAAACCTATGAAAAAGAAAAAAGTAATGGGTAAAAGAAAAAAATTAGACATGGACAAAGATGGTAAACTTACTAAAAGAGACTTTGCTATGTTAAGAAACAAAAAGAAAAAATAATGAGAAAAGGATTATATGCTAACATCCATGCTAAAAGAAAGCGTGGTGGTAAAATGAAAAAGAAAGGTGCTAAAGGTGCACCTACTGCTGCAAACTTTAGAAGAGCAGCTATGACAGTTAGGAAAAAGTAATGGCTAAAACACCAGCATGGCAACGTAAGGAAGGTAAGAATCCTAGCGGGGGATTAAATGCTAAGGGTCGTGCATCTTACAATCGTGCAACTGGGGGAAACTTAAAGGCTCCTAGTAAAAAGGTAGGTAATAAAAGACGTGCTTCATTTTGTGCTCGTATGAAAGGTATGAAGAAAAAACTTACTTCAGCTAAAACAGCAAGAGACCCTAATAGTAGAATCAATAAAGCATTAAGAGCATGGAACTGTTAATATAATACAAATAAAAAAGGGGAGCCATAAAGACTCCCCCAGTAGGCAACAACAAGACATTTAGAGTTTTACTCTAAGTGTCTTTTTTTTTGGGCTTACGATAAAGATCTCTATCACCCCATCGTTTAGTCCAAATCCAACTACTCAATGATACAATCCAACCTTCTAATTTACACATTATTGGATTGTGCCAGAAGTAATATCTAAATTTATCTTTCATTATATTTTAGGTACACCTAATAAAGGTCTACCATCAAATTTATTTTTGTCAGCAAAAGGACCATTAACATGATTGTAATGTAGAAATACTTGACCACAAGTATTACCTTGAAATGGTTCTCTCCAATGTTCTAATTCACACCCGCTATACACGAGCATGTCTCCTACATCTAGGACAACCTCAGTACCTTTTGGTGCATTAGGTTTATGTATATTTTTATGTTCGTCAATAACATTGTTACTACCTGTACCATCAATAAATATAGACCATTTATCTCCACCTAAATGTACAGTAGTTGATATTTCACAGCTAGGTCTATCTTTGTGTCGTTTTAATATGTCACCCTTTTTATATATTCTGGCATAAGAATAAGTTGGTAATAATTGTAATCCTGTTTTTTGTTGCATAATAGGTAATACTTTCATCATTAAAGTTTCCATTACAGGATCTGCATAATGAGCATAGGTATTTGGCACTTGTTTATCTGACCATGTACCAAACATACCATTATCAAATATAATATTATTTTGATACATCCATTTTGCTGCATCACGTTTAAGCATAAAATAATTATATATAAAATTAGCTAACTCGTATGGTACAGCATTTTTTATTACTTGATATTTTTTAATATTAAATGTCATACATACATACCTTTTTGTAAAAAATTAAATGATACTGATATTCTAATATCATTAGATTGATTAGGGTCTACACAATGCATTAACCAAGAGGGAAACATAATACATCTACCATCAATAGGTTCGTAATGTGTTTCTCTATACAATCTTTGTGGTAATTTATCAGATTTTTGTATAGGTCTAAACATTGCAGCTGATGCTCTTGGATCATCTATTTTTAAATATCCACAATTTTTAGGTGCTTTAATATAATATACACCAGACCACAAAGAATTAGGATGTTGGTGTGCTCTATTCATCCCGCCTGGTGGATTAATATTAGCCCACATATTACCTAAGAAAGGTTCACTTTCATAATGTTCTTGTTGATATACTGTTTTTTGACATTCATATAACATATCAACTAGTTTTTTAAATTGTGGTAGTTCATGCATATTAGTGGTTGAGTGCCAACCTTGAACATTAGTTCTAACAATACCTTTATCTTGTTTAGACCAAGCTACAATATCTCTTTCTAGTTCTTGGTTAAGAGTTGGATGTTTTATATCTGCAATATAAATTGGTGTTGGAAAATGTAATTCTCTATGCATTATTTAAAAGGTGTTCCTCCAAACCACATAACCAAAGATTTTCTATTACCACGTATTACAGGTTTTACTCTGTGTCTAATAAATGATGCAAAGAATATTGCATGACCTTGTTTTATATTTACAGTTTTACCTTCAGTCATTAATTCTAAATCACCACCTTCAAATTCATTATCTGGTGATAACAAACAAGTCATAGATATTTTTCTAACAGGTGGTTCGTGTACAAAATTAACATCATTATCTACATGCCAATCATAAAATCCACCTTCTGGATATTCTGTGTATTGTGCCATCTCTGTAATTGTCATTCCATCAAAACCAAAATGATTACCATTAGTAGTCTTCATAATTTTTTCTATATCTTTATACATGTCACCCATTTTTTTAAATGGTATCCAACTAATGTGTGAAGTTCTGGTTTTAGTATCTATCCTACCACCCCTAATACCTTGTTCATTTCCAACTGATGCATTATTTTTAGGCTCACTTCTTCCTGCATTAATAATCATCTGGCATTGTTCTGGTGTAAATATAGGTTTAGTTGTTTCAACTATGTAAGATTTCCATTTTGGTTCTGTTATCATGCTGCTCCTCTATTTTTTACTGGGTCAAACTGTACATCGCAGTTTGCTGCAAGTGTTCTTCTAGTCTCATTAGTTCCATTAAAAGGATAAACACAGTGTCTCATATCATATGGAAAAATATAAAAGTCTCTAAGATCCATCGGTGGTTGGTAATCTATTTTTGCAAACTGCCCATTAGCTGCACCTAGTATTTGTAGTCTACCATTTTGCTGTACTTGTTTTGCAGAATATTCTCTACCAAATGTAGATGGTAATTTTAAAATCATAACGCTAGATAGTCCAGTAAACAGCATACCTCTATGTATATGTGCAGGATTATATTCATGTTGTTTCATTTCATTAACCCATATAGAATTTAAATGAATGTCATAATCTTTAATTTTATTAAAAGCTAAATAATGTTTAAACATAGTAATAAAATAATCTGTTACATTTCTTGGTAATATATTATGATTTTTCATTTTTGTTTGATCTGCCCCATGATAAAATAATGAATGTTCATTCTCTATCTTACCTACTAACTGTTTATTAGCTGGTGCAAGGTTATAAAAATTTTGTTCATATATTTGATTAATAGTTGTAAAAATATCTAATGGTACTTGATACTTTAAAACAGACTGACCTAAAAATACAAAATCAAATTTAATCTTTTGATTTATCATCGTTAGTTATCTTATCTAATTCTTTATAACTACTTTCTAATTCACCACTAGCTTTAATTCTTTGTAGTGATTGTAATTGACCCATTACATTAAATATCTCAGCTTCACTAGAATTTGCATTTAATGTTTTTGCTTTCTCGTGATATTGTAATCCGTAAGATTCTAATTGATGTACATTAACATCTCTGTCATTAAATGATCCATCATTAAACTCACCTTTTAGTTTAGACCACATCTTAATCTCACGCATTCTATGCTTAGCAACTTTTTCCATAGACGCTTTACCAAATTTACATTCATCTAAATCTATTTGATATTTAGTTAATTTGTAATCATCCTCTTCTTTATCTATTTTCTTTTCTAACCAAGTTATCTTTGCATCATTTCTTCTATAGTCAAAAGACAAAGCCATTAGGTTATCAAGATAACTAGATTGTTCTCTTACACATTGCCAATACTTTGCAGCTTTGGTAGGATATCTATTATCTTGTAACACAGAAAACCTTGCTTCTGTCTCTGTTCTAAACATTTGTTTTTTAGTCCAAGTATCTCTAAGTTCATCAACCATACTTTTAAAAGAAGATAAATCTTCTTTCTCTAACAAATTATTTAAATGTGTTTCTTCTTTTAGTATTATATCTTTAACATCTTTTTTCATTTCTATACCTTTTGTATTAATTGTTTTATATCATCCTCTAATTTTTTACCTATGGAATTAGCATGATTTATTATAGCGGCACATAGATTACCATGGTAAGGTAAACCTTTTAATGCTTCTCTTATCTTACCTACAGGTTTACCTCCATAATCTATTACAATAGTATTCTTTTCATTTAATCCTATTTTTAATTCAAATAATAATCCAGTATAGTGTTTGTTATTATTTTTTTCCGTCATCTTTCCCTCCATCTAAATTTACAGGTGTAAGTGTAGATAGAGAGTTCATCAGTTTAACAACCTCACCATAAGGTCTTGTCATAAGATATCTCATAATATCCATTAGTTTTTCAGAATCTATATTGTACATTCTTGGGTTTGTCTTTGGTGTTTCTTTTTTTTCTCCAGCCATCTGTCCTCCTATTATTAAAATGGTATATCATCCTCATTAGGATAATGTTTATCTATTGCTTTTATTTTATCAGTCGCACATGTTATTGCTTCTAATTGTTTGTCTATTTCTTCTGCAAACTGTGCGTGTTCACCTATACCTACAGGTTTATCTAGGTATATTTGTATTGTAGCTTTTGCTATATCTATTTCTGCTTCATACTTTTTTTTCAAAGCATCTAATATATCTCTACTCATTACTCTGCTCCTTTAAATTGGTAGTATTTATTTTCTACTAAATCCTCATCATCAAAATAAGGATTAGTCTTTGCTGCCTTAGATTCTCTGGCATCTCGTATAGTTTGGTTTAAAGTTCTACCTTCACGTAAACAACCTGCAACGAAATCTTCTACTTCTAATTGTGCCTGTTTAACTTGACCCATTACTAACCTCCTTAACTAATCTATCTAAGTACCACTGAGCCTTATGTAAATCCTCTAATGGTTCTCCTTTAAATTTATACCTAGAAACATATTTTAATATGTTACCTTTTAGGTAGCCATGAAACTCATCGCCTGTCATACAATCACATATAACATCTATAGTTTCTTTTTTACCATGAAGATAGTGTGCTGGTGCGTTTACATTATCATACTTAATTTCATTTTCAAATGTAATGTCATTACCATGATCCATCTTCTTTGTATATGTACGTTTATCTTTTACCATATTCCCTCCTAACAGTTTTGATATCAATTAACTCCATATTATAATTACCATCTTTAACTTCTTTTTTAATAACCAAACCACTCCACCACATGTGCTGAGTATCTCTAGCAAAATGTTCTGTATGATTTAGATAGCATCCAGCAGATAAAGCATGTAACTTTTTACCATTAGGTAATGTTGATACTGCATAATCTAATAAATGACTATGACCTACTGTAGCAGAAACCTTATGCTTTGTCAAGATACTTCTAGCAATATTTTCACCAGATATTGCAGATCCCATTATACCAGAAGGTAAGTGATGAGAATAATGTACACCATCTAAGACTTTAATAGCTTTGTATTTAACTTCTTCCCATCCATATTGTTTAAACTTTAGATCACTAATCTTTACAGTGCCATCTAATTCTGGATTTTCATCTACAAATCTATCAATCCTATCTTCATGATTACCATGTAACATAATCTTTTTAGGTCTGTATTTACCTAAGCCTTTATTAAATAAAGATAATGCTTCATGCGAATGATCCATATCTTTTTGATACCTCCTACCTTCAAAGGATTTTTTACCTCTATCATATGTAGATAGAGAATCCATACTACAAAAGTCTCCCATACATACTACATGAGTAACTTTATAATCTGCTGCCAGTCTACCTGCCCACAGAAATCTATCATTGTTTGCTTTAGGTGTACAATGAGGATCACCTATAACTAAATGTGTTGCCACTAGTTTAACTCCTTATCTCGTTTCATTTTTAAAAACTCTAAAAAATCTATAACATTAGAATCATCATCAAATTCTGCAACAGAACTAATGGTTAGATCATTATCGTTTTTCTTTTTATCTTCAGCATATCCACGAAGTCCCCATAGAAACGTGGAATGGGGGTCGGTAGTTGCCATCTTTATCATGCCTCTTGCTATTGTAGAACATAATTCATACTCTTCTGTAGTCATTTTAGATTTACTATCCATAACTATACTACAGTTAAAACCTTTTTGCCAAGGTTGTACTATTACCTTAACAGAATTTATATAATTAAGTGCACCTAGTTTTTTATTTTTCATTCCAATACCTACTATGGTTATCACTATTATAGTCTAATACTTTATGTTCGTATCCTCTTTTCATACTTTTCTTTCCAAATTCATCTGCTTCTTTTTCTTTATCAAAGATAATATTACTAAATAATTTGTAATCATTATCTTTTTTATTTTTAAATACTATAAAATATAAATGCATATTATAAACATTTAAAGAGTCAATGGTGAATAGACCCCTTAAACTACCCACCATTAAACTCTTTGGTTTCCTCCCTTGGATTTGTAACCGAAGTATACCAAACCCATTTAGGATTCTTACCTTTAGATTGCTGCTGCGGTAGCAACTGCAATTTATCTCTTCCCCAACAAGGAAGTTTGTATGGGCAGTATGAACACACAAAGCCCAAAACTCTATTGCCAGTAGGCTTAGTTCTAAATGTTTCTGGCAAATCTGTATAACATCTTTTAAAAGGCTTACCCTCTTTTAATATTTTAAAATTATCTTTAGCAGTTTTTAATGCTGCAACTTTATGTTCTTCAACAGATTGTGGTGTCTCACATACAGCCCATTCTCCTGTAGATTTATTAACTACTATCCAACCACCAAAATCTTTTTTTTGACTTTCTCCATATAAAAAACCTTGTGATGCATAACCAAATGAATCTTCTCTAACAACTTCTTCAAATCCTCCCGACTCTCCAAATTTTTTTTCAAACGAATATGGTGATGCACTTTTAATATCCCAAACTTTTCCATCAATTTCAACATCTTGCCTACCTTCAATTTTATCTCCATTAAATTTATATGTTACTTTTTTTTGTTCATTCTTAATATCTACACCAGCTGATTTCATAATTAGTATTGCTAATGCTTCTATTATATCCCCAAATGTATTTCTCATTTTTACATTATAAGGTTGTCCTTCTCCTTTAATACCTTTAGCTTCCATCTGTAATTGGCATAAAGGTCTACCTATATTAGACATTCTAGGTTCAAACTTGTCTCTTCTGTTTTCTTCAAATTGTTTAAGTAAGGCGTTTTTACACGCCTCACCAAACTCTTGAACTAACTTTGTATCAAGTTTTACAGGAGACTTTGATACAGTATCAAGATACTTTTGAACTTGTAGAAGTATAGTATTCATTAGGATGCTAAGATTTCTTCTGGAGAATCATCATTAACTTCTTCAACGATCTCTGCATCTATCTTATCTTTATCCATTGATTTACTATTCTTTGCTTTATTATACCCAGCAATTATTTCAGCATTCTCTGTGTTAATAGAATCTTGAAACACCTTTAATGTTTCCATATCCATATCAGATAACTGTAAGTTTTCTTCAGCATTCACACCAATCTCTGGTACATAGAAAACATTACCACCTTTTTTTTGCCTCTTGGTATCTATGGTAAATGTACAATTAAACATAAGTTTTTTTCTTTTCTTTAATTGGTCTAAGGCAGCACTTACAGGTGAAAATGCTGTACCTGTTACTCTATATAGAGCAGGTAAATTTTCCACATTATGTGCATTGCCTTGTGCAGTTTTACCATTATTAAAAGACAATAAGCCATACACAAGTTTATAACATCTTATTGTTCTTTGTCTCTCTAACTCTTGAGGTGTTAGAGTTGCTCTATCTTTAAAAGGGATCTTACCACATCTTGTGCCACCAAGAATATCTATGGCTTCTTCTTTCCAGCTTTTAAATATAATAGATCTATTAACATATTCTCCTTTGTCAGCATCATAGTGCATGTATTGCATAGCACTTATGAAGGGTCTAAATGTAATGGGCTTACCATAAACATTTTGACCTACATTTGAATCATATGTATAGAAGTGACCAACTGGTAATTGATTACCATCATCATCTTCTGGTGTTCGATTGATGGATAATCTAGGTATATTTGTACCTGCATTAGATCCATCATCTTGCCCGATTATTTGCATTATTTGCTCATCAGACATTCCTTTTATATTTACTAAGTTATTATCAGACATTTTGTCCTCCTATTTTTAAATTATTGTATATCATATTTTAAATAAAAAATCAATAAAAAAATAAACTAATAGTTAAATATACCATTAAAAATATAATGCAAAGTGTCGCACATCCACACATATAAACAAATAATTTAGCTAACATATTCTAGTATCTCCTTCTATTACTTTTATTTCTAACCCATCAGCTTTTGCAAAGTATTCCCACTCTGAAAAATACTCATGGTTTTTTTCAATATACAATGTAGTTGGCTCAATAATACATTGATCTTTTAATGATGTATATTCAAGATACGCAGAATATTGATCATCATTATACTCATCTAATGTTTCTAAAGCCTCTATTATTTTGGTCATTGTACCTCCTTCATATTTAACCAATCGTAACCAATTTTAAGGTCAGTGTCAAGCGGGACATTAAAATCAATATTGTAATACTGTTTAAGTGCAGGTATTACATCTGCTGTGCCCTGTTTAAATATTTTACTCATCACATCTTCTTCTCCAGGATAAACATCAGCCACAATAGAATCATGAACTGTATTTACAAGTAAACTTTTTACATTTTCTTTTTTCATAAGTTTGTATATATTAATACAAGCTATAGGTACAATATCTGCAGTAGCAAAACCTTGCACAGGATAATTTTTTATCTGTGTGCCATAAGTAGATCCACCCCAAGGTGTTCTTTCTGCGTATGGGAAAGAGTATTCTCTACCAGTTGGTAATTTAATTTGTTTAAATCTTATTGCCTCACTCTGTAATTTTTCATGCCAAACTTTTATATCTTTATACTTTTCTAAAAATTTAGAGTAATATCTTTTCTCATCTTCTGTACCAGTAACACCACCATACAAAGGCTTAAATGTATGTGCCTTTGCATCTTGCCTAGATACACCTATGATATCTGCAGTGTATTGGTGTACATCTATTTTATTTTTTATATCTTCCATACCTTGTTTATCTTGTGCTAGGTAAACTGCAGTTCTAAATTCTAATTGTGCAAAGTCTATCTCAAGTATACTACCTTTTTCAAATCTAGATGTAACAACTTTTCTAATAGGAAATGTTTTACCTCTTGGTTGATTTTGAAAGTTAGGATCTCTACTAGATAATCTACCTGTAGCTGTAACTGATTGCATAAACTTAGGATGTAAAAAACCTTTTTCATTTGTAAAGTTTTTTAATCCTTCTACAAAAGTATTTAGATATGTATCAACTGCATTGTGCCTAACTATTGCATCTATAAATTCTTTGAACTCACCCTCTGCTTCAGCTGCAATTTTGTTTAATGTAAGTTTATCTGTTCTAAATCCAGACTCTGCAATATCATAAACACTTCTAGGTCTCTGCCTAAAACCTGCATACTTTGCCATCTGAGTATATGTATATCCATCCCCATCACATTCAGAACATTTGCTATACTTTTTATAAGGGCTTCCATCCTTCTTAACTTTTTTAATAACACCCTTACCTTTGCATCCTATACATTGTTCAGCAACTGTTCTATAAATTTTATCTACATTGTTATCAACTAAATTTCTAAATTGTTGTCTAGAATAATTTGGTCTCCTTTTATTCTTACCAGTATTTTTATCTATACCAATATTAAATATCTTACACCATTCTTTTTTATCTTTTGGTTTAATAGAATATATCAACCATGATAATTGTTCTGGACTAGATAAATTTATTTTTGTATCACCCATTTGTTTATAAACTATCTTATCTATCTTTTGTTTTAGATAAGCAAACTCTGCACGATATTCTTTTTCTACCTGTCCTAATTCAATTAGATTTATATTAATACCATTGCGTTCCATGTCAGATAATACAATTAAAAACTCATTCATCATTTTAAGAGTCATCAATAAACCCTTATTTTTAGCCATTTTTAGATCATCCATTTGCGAATCAAATAATCTCCTAGTTATCTGAACATCTATCTTACCATATTCTTCAACAACATTTGCAGGTATATTTTGAAATGATATACCACGATCCATATATTCTTTTATACTACTATCTTTAGATCCTATCTTTCTTCTACGACAAGACATCTCAAGTGTTAAACTTTTTCTTATACCTCTATTAAGTATATACTCACCCAACATAGTATCATAAACTCTACCACTATATTTAAATCCAGATTCTAATAACCACATCAAATCAAATTTTATATTGTGTCCTACTAATAATGTAGTCTTATCTAATGTAGATTGTATCTTATGAAAGCAACCTTTATCTATTCTCTCACTATGATTTGTAAAATAATATTCATCATTAATACCTACACTAACTAATATATTATCTGGGTGAAAGGGTGAAGGATCATATCCTCCATTATCATTTCTTTGCCACGATGTTTCTACATCTACTGTTGTTATCATACCTCGTACCTACTTATACTCCTTCTAATGGTACACACAGGTTCACCATGATAACCATTTATTTTGTTTTTGCTAACACATAATGTTCTTATTTTATTCTCTGCATCTGTATTAGAGTTTCTACCTATACCAATAATAAGATCAGCCTCCGCAGCTTTACCTGTCTTAGAGTTTTCCATCTGGTCAAATGAAATACTATTTCTATTATGTGCATCAGCTGACGCTTGTGATATTGCAATCACTGCACACTCTCTTCTCTTAGCTATCTCCCTAACATTAGTATAGATCTGTCTTAACTTCTCATCAGTTCTTGCATAAGTACCTTTTACATTTATCTTATCTAACTGATCAATAACTATTATATCTGGTTTATTTTTTTCACAATGTGCATCTATATCCTCTATAGACCAATCAACAGTATCAAACATAGATATATTATCTTTTATATCAGACCAATATCTCTGTGCTAATGATTTATCTAATAGTATCTCTTCTCTAGTCATACCTGTATAAGCTGATATGGCTCTTATCTGAGTTCTTATAGCTGGTTCTTCATTAATAAACGCATGAACATTAGCACCCTGCGAACAGAAACCTTCAGGTGCAGCACACAAGCTAACCCAAAACGCAGTCTTACCTGTCTCTGGTCTAGCAAATGCTATCATAAGATTACCACCACCAATACCACCTACATTTTCTTTTAATACAGGTATATTAAATTTCCATCTAGTAGTAATATCTAATAGTTCTATAACTTTTTCTACATCTTTTGTAACGGCAGGTTCTTTATCTTCTAATATATTAGTCTTATGTTTATCTATCATACCACTAATCTCTGTAAAGTTTGCTTCCTTACCATTAAATATCTCAGTAGCTTCTACTGCTATTCTTTGTGCAAGATCTCTATCAGATAAAGTTCTCATTATATCTTCAGCTATTTCTTTACTAGGTTCTTGTACTTCTTTTATATCTTCTACTAACTCACTAAACTTTTCTTTAGCAGCACGTGTTAGTGCAGGATTAAATATGGCTGTGTGTATAGAATACAACTCACCAATATTTATATCAGTATCATATTTATCATGTGCTTTTTGTATTGTATCATACAAAGATTTAGTATCTCCATAAAATATAGTAGGTGATATTGAACCTTTGTATTGATTATAAAACTTCTTATTTAGCATTAACTTAATCGCTTGTTTTTCTATCACTACCAAACTCCTTTCTTAATGCTACATCTATTGCATCCATTATTGATTCATCTCTAACTGTCCATTCGGATTTATTCATATCTTTGATATCATATTTCCAACTGTTCCAGCTATCAAGAACCTCCTCCTTCATCTTATCGTTCATAAAATATACTCCTTATTTTTTCTGTATCATAGTATTTAAGATCATCCTCTAATGGTTTAACTATTACATTTTCAAATCCAGATGATCTCAAATCTTTTGCCATGTCATATGCTTTTGTTGTAGCGTCTCTATCTAAGCATACATATAAATTCTTATATGGTTTAATGTGTTCCATATGTGTACGTTTTAATTTAGTACCCATGATTGCAATACCAGTTAATACATTAGAAACAGCACAAGCAGATGGACAATCCTCTACTATAACTGCATCATCACATATACCACATCTAAATGGTACATCTTTATTACCATACATAAACCATTTTGGAAACTCATTTTTATTTAGTGCTCTACCTACTGCACCTACTATCTTGTGTGTATCTCTATTCTTAATCAAGAAGACAACTCTATCTTGTTTAACATCATATTTAAAATCTGCTCTACCCCAAGACCAAGACTCCCAACAATTATTATTAGCTAACCAGTGCATGGCTTTGTTATTGGAATATATTGATTGAAAACTATCTGGTAATTCAAAGTCTTTATCTTCTATATGTAAATCTTTATTGCCTTGAAAAACTTTTTGTACATACTGCATATCTTTTACTCCTTGTTTTTTTCCTCTAGCTTTACAGGTCGCATGAAAACAATACCAATATATCTTATTGTCTGTTGTGTCTATTGATAATGTATTTTTATTATTACAAAAAGGACAATCCATTCTTGTCTGTAAATCTTTTGCAAGATATAAACTTTGTATAACTTGTAGCTGTTGTTTAAACTTCAATAGATATTTCCTCGTATGTTATACAATATCTATCAGTCCTATAAAAATCATTTGCCTCTATTTTCATAAGGTTATGATTTAAATAGTAAGCTATATTATTTTCTATCTGTTCTAAATCTGGCTCGTTGTCGAATGGTATTACTGCCACCGCTTCTATTCCTAGACCTGTCAGTCTTACTTTGTATTTTTTCATCATCATTTTCCTTACCATAGTTTTTACTATTTGTCAATCTATTTTCTTTTTTTATTTTAGCATAGTAACTTGGGTGTCTAAAAATAAATGTCACAGTTCTTCTCTAACATATCTTTTTAATTCTTTGTCTTCTATCATATCTGGTATCTCATTTTTATAAAATATTCTGTAGCTATCACTACCATACTTACCTATGCCATGTAATTTTGTTGCATCATTACCATCCCATCTTAGATAATCTTCTGACATTCTCCAGATCCTTTGTGCTCTTATATTATGTAGACCTAATTCTTTAATCATACTTGCGATAGTATCTCTGTCTGACTCTAATAATATCTCTGGTGTAGGAAACTTATAAAAAAATTTAGGTAATATCTTTTTAACTTTTTTTCTACCTGTTTGGTTTAAACAGATAACACCTACCATGTGTTGCCATTTACTAGCTACCTGTTGTTGTACCATAAGATCATCACGCATAGGAATTACTTTACTTCTCTCATACATCATTGTCCTATTTCTACTAATTACATAATCTATTGCATCACTCATTTATAGTTTACCTTTTCTTTCTTTTCTTGTGACATAAGGTACTTCTAATATTTTATAAGATGAATTACCTTTTTTACTTTGCCAATTTATATGGACAAACTTATCTTCACCAATAGGTTTGCCACCATATTTTATCATAGCTTTTTTTAAACTTCTAGCTTCAATAACTTTTTTATCTCCATCACCTCTTACAAATGTATATTCTCTCACTCATCCTCCTTCTCATTATTAAATCTTAGACTTATCCAAATACCATTTTCATTACAGCTTTTTATTTCCCATTTATGTGTAGGACAATCATCTAACCATTCTTTTATTTCTTCATCATGTATTTCATCCATGTCAATGCTCCTTATAACTTACTTGTTTAACTTTACGACTCCAACAGGCACGACAACTACCACACTCACCATCTTGTTTGTATGCAGGACATTCCCTACCTACTGCTTTCTTATCTTTGTGTACACCAGAAGTCCACTTCCAAAACTTAGGGGG